GATCTTTTTCTCTGAAAGATCTTTTTAAGAGTGATCTTTTTTCAGAAAGATCTTTTTTAAGATTTAAAAAGATTTTTATATTTTAAAAAAATATTTTATAAAGATAATTTTATATTTAAAAAAGAATTTTATATTTTAAAAAAATATTTAAGAAAGATCTTTTTTACAGAAAGATCTTTTTTCAGAAAGATCTTTTTTCAGAGTGATCACTTTTCACAGAGTGATCACTTTTCACAGAGTGATCACTTTTCACAGAGTGATCTTTTTTAAGAGTTATCACTTTTTACAGAGTGATCTTTTTCACAGAAAGATCTTTTTAAGAGTGATCTTTTTCTCTGAAAGATCTTTTTAAGAGTGATCTTTTTTCAGAAAGATCTTTTTTAAGATTTAAAAAGATTTTTATATTTTAAAAAAATATTTTATAAAGATAATTTTATATTTAAAAAAGAATTTTATATTTTAAAAAAATATTTAAGAAAGATCTTTTTTACAGAAAGATCTTTTTTCAGAAAGATCTTTTTTCAGAGTGATCACTTTTCACAGAGTGATCTTTTTTAAGAGTGATCACTTTTTACAGAGTGATCTTTTTCACAGAAAGATCTTTTTAAGAGTGATCTTTTTCTCTGAAAGATCTTTTTCTCTGAAAGATCTTTTTCTCTGAAAGATCTTTTTAAGAGTGATCTTTTTTCAGAAAGATCTTTTTTAAGATTTAAAAAGATTTTTATATTTTAAAAAAATATTTTATAAAGATAATTTTATATTTAAAAAAGAATTTTATATTTTAAAAAAATATTTAAGAAAGATCTTTTTTACAGAAAGATCTTTTTTACAGAAAGATCTTTTTTCAGAGTGATCACTTTTCACAGAGTGATCACTTTTCACAGAGTGATCTTTTTTAAGAGTGATCACTTTTTACAGAGTGATCTTTTTCACAGAAAGATCTTTTTAAGAGTGATCTTTTTCTTTGAAAGATCTTTTTCTCTGAAAAATCTTTTTAAGAGTGATCTTTTTCTCTGAAAGATCTTTTTAAGAGTGATCTTTTTTCAGAAAGATCTTTTTTAAGATTTAAAAAGATTTTTATATTTAAAAAAGAATTTTATATTTTAAAAAAATATTTAAGAAAGATCTTTTTTCAGAGTGATCTTTTTTAAAATTTAAAAATATTTTACAAAAAGAATTTTATATTTTATATAATTTTAATTTAGAAAAACTTTTAAGAGTGATCTTTTTTAAAAGAATTTTATAATTCCAAATGTTTAATCTTTGGAACAAATCTTTTTACCGTATTAACTACTTTTTTTTCTCTATTTTCTATATCAAATATTTTATTTACTAAATCTTCACCAGATAAATTTTTATATTCTAACATTTTATTCTTGATATCATTTACTTTCAAAGGTACTAAACTTTCTTTTTGTCTTGCTTTAATTTTAGAATTATTAATTGATACATCTTGATAATTAAATTTAAACATAAAATCTTTAATATATCCACCTAATACTGATTGTAACCTTTTTCTTTCTCTTATAGCAATGGAAAGCTTTTTAATTTGATCATCCATTTTTAACCATTCATCCATTTTATTTCTAAAATCTTGAATTTCATCTTCATTTGGTAATTTATCTTCTAATGTATCTTCGATAATATCTAAATTGGAAGTCATCTTAAAAATTAATTTATAATTATTGTTTATATCTAAGAATTTCTTTAATATTTTCTGGTGCATTTAAAGTTTGATTATAATAATTTACAAAATATAATCTAGTATCATCTGTATATAATATAATTAATGGATAATCAAAATTATTAAAAAATATATTACAATTACCAATAATATCTTGAATACTATTTCTTTTTATTTCTGGATTTGTATTTTTTGAAAAAATTCTATATTGAATTACTATAAAATTAATATTTACAAATTGTGTTGATGCTTCTACATCTATTATTGATGTATTTAATTTTTCAATAATTTCATTCATAAATATTTCTTTTTCTTCAAAACTTTTTTTATTAAATCTAATATAAACATAATCATTTGGTAAATTACTCTTTATTTCCAATTTATTAAAAATTACTTTTTTATAATCAATAATATATAATAATTTTTCAAATCCATCTTTATTACCAAATAAAGCTTTAATATTATTATTTCTTAAAGTTTTAATTTGAGTAGAAATATCTTTATTGTTATTTAAAATTGTAATAAGTTCATAAAATGAATCATTATTATAATCTTTACTTTGAATATATTTTAAATTATAACTAGACCATTTATTAGGTAACTTTTGATTAAGTGCATAATTTTCACTATTAGTAAAATTAATATTAAAAATATTATTATTAATTGGATTAGTTTTATTTTCAATTGGAATAAAATCAATATTTTCTTTTTTATCAATAAAAATTTTCTGATAATTTTTTAACGCTTTATTACTAAATAAAAACCTGTTATTTAAAAATGTTACATTTAAATTCCCAAATATATTATTAAAATTATAAATAATATACCATTTATTAATATCTTTATTTATATTAATAATTTCTTCAAAAAATATATTAAAATATTGAATAATTTTATTATCAATAAATTGTGAAGTATTTTTATAATTATCTAAAATATAAGTTTTCCAAAAATCATAATTGTTATAAAAATTATCATTAATATTATCATAAATAAAATTAACAATATCATTTAATAAATTATCAAGTTTAGTTTCGTCATTTAATGTAATATTATTGTAAAATATAATAGAATTATTAAATATTTTTTGTTGAGGTTCATAAATTAATTGAAAATTATGATTATTAAATTTAGGATTATTAAGTTTATTATGTTTATAATTAAAATAAAAATCATCATACAATATAGTTTTGATATCTGGTAAAAATTCATATAACTTATGTAAATAAATAGGTTGTATTTCTTGTTTAATATCTAAAAGATAATCATCTTCTAAAACAAAAGAACTTACAGTTAAATTAGAATTTAGTAAAATTAATTTAATTTTTAATTTTGAAGATTTAATATTATTAAATAATTCTTCTAAATTAATATTTTTATTAAATTTATCAAGTAAATTTATATTTGAAATAGTTGTATTAAATATAAATTGATTGTTATTAATAACAATTGGTTCATAAAAATCATTAATACTATTATAAAATATAAAAATAGCATTATTAGTATTAGATAAATTTTTTAATTGATTATAAGATACATAATTAGGATTAATAACATGAAAATTAGTATCACTTTTATATTTGAAAATATACATATTACATTTGAATAATAATGCAATTAATGAATATAAATAATGTGGATTCATAATTTTTTCATTTTTTAAATAATCAATAAATGCAGTTAATGCAGATTCAATAGTTTTTCTAGAACTTTTATTAATAATAAATTTATCTGAAAAAATCTTAGAATGTGATTTATTATAAAAAGATTTGTTTAAAAATTCTCTAACAATTTCACCATTTTCTAATGAAATAAAAGAAATAAAATCTAACGAATTATAAATATGTTTTACTAAATCTATTCTTGATTTAAAATTGAATATTAATGCAAATATATCAATTAAATCATAATTAGAATCAATACCTAATCTAGATGGAACATTAGTAACATTAGATAATAAATATTTTTTATCAATGAAATTAAGAATAATTTTAGATAAAGTACCAAAACGTCCTTTGGGTATATTATTATAATTATTTAATACATAATTATTACCAACTGAAGAATTACTTTTAATATCTTTTTTAACATTTTTAATATAACAACATGGTTTAAGATAAGTATTATTAACATAACTAACATATTTAGGTTTGTCTGGTGAATCAAAGTTTTTTACAATATTTTTATAAAGATCAATAGGTTCTTCATTATCATTATTACATTTATCTTTAGTTTTATCTAAAATAGGTTTTTCAGTAATAGGACACCAATATCTAGGACAAAAATATGTATTATTATTAATAGTTAAATGATTATCAACGCTATTTTCATATGGTTTAAATTTATCATTTGGTAATCCAACAGGTTGTCTATTAGATTGACATAATCTAGGATAATGTTGATTTAAATTATCATCTGTAAATAACTTTTTATCTAAATTTTTAAGTTTGCTTAATAAATTTGTTTCTTTTTCAAAATTCTTTTTCTTTGGCATACCACCAGAACTTAAAGAATCAGATGAACTAGAATTATTAATTATTACATCACTAGAAGAAGATGATGATTTTTTATTATGTATAGGTTTTTTAGTAACTTTAGATGAATCATTAATAATTTTAGATAACCAAAATAACATATAACATAATTCAATTATAGAATTAATATTAAAAATATTAACTAATATTGTATGTTTATCATTACTAGTTATTGTAAAATGTGTTTTAGTTGTAAAAGATATATTTCTTTTTATTGTATTCTCAGAATTTATTAAATCAAGTATTTCTTCTTCTGTTATTTTTTCATTAATGGAATTTTTTAAAAGATCAATAATATCATTATCAGTATATTTAGATTCTTTTAAATCTTTAATATAATCTTCAATACTATAATTATTATTATTATCTTGATTTGTTCTATTATAAATATAAAATTTTTTAGTTTTTGTTACAAAATCATATATTTTTGATGTCTTTTTATCAAATTCATCAATTGAAAAATTTTGAATTTTAAATGTAGCTTGAGTTTTTAATAATTTATCATTAAATTCAAAAGTTTCTTGTTTGAATGTATTATTTAATAAATTTCGTATATTTTCTTTAATTTGAAGAACAGTAGAAATATTATATTTAAATTTATTTTCTAATTTAAAAAATATATTAATATAACCAGTAGGTTCTATTTCAATAAAATAAAAAGTTTTATTTGATTGTAATTTATTAAATAAAATAAGTTTTTCAGTTTTATGAATTTTTTCATCAAAAAATTTAAGAATATCATAATCTGAATTATTTTTAATATTAAAATGTTTATTATAATTATCATAAATCCATATTAAATTATCAATATTTTTAGTATCAATATTATAATAATAATATTTTAAAACTTTATTATCTAAATTAATATTTGTATCAAAATTATATTTAGTAATAATAACATTAGTTATTTCAGAATCATTAATTTTTTCAAATAAAGAATTTAAAGCTATTTCATTAATAATAATTACTGGTCTTTTATAACCACAATATAATTTATCTAAATTTATTTTTTTTAATGTTTCTTTTTGAACAATATTAATTTCCGTTCTTAAAAAAATACCAAATTTTGCTTTATATATTTTTTCTTTATTTTGAATTCCTTTATCAACAACGTTAAATGGATTAATATCAGGTAATTCAGCATTAAATTCAATAGAATCAGTATCCCATAAATAAATATTAGAATAATTAAAATAATCTAAAATTTTTTGTATGGCAACATTTAATTTATCATCTTGATATATAGTGTTAATAGTATGTTGTTTATATTTAGTATTAGAGAACCATTCAGTAACTTTTACAATTTTATTTGGATTATTTATATACATTTTATTTTTTAATTTATTAAAATAAAATAAGAATGAAAGAACGATTTTTAAATTTGGTTGAAAAATTTAAAAAAATAGAAAAAGAAGAAACTAATGAAGAAGATAGTGATATAGATATTGAAGAAGATGAAGATGAAGATGAAGAGGAAGAGGAAGAAGTTTCAATATTTAGTAAAGATTCACCATATTTTATACCTTTAATAATTGGTGGAGTAATATTATTTATAGTAATAATATTAGTATTAATTTTTTTATTGTATCCAAAAAGAAATAATGAAGAAATAAATTCACCAATGGAATATGAAAATTTAGAAGTAAAATCTCAAGTAGAATCACCAGTAGAATCACCAGTAGAATCACCAGTAGAATCACCAGTAGAATCACCAGTAGAATCACCAGTAGAATCACCAGTAGAATCACCAGTAGAATCCGAAGTAAATTCATCAACAAAATCAAAAAAAGGAGGTTTAATTAAAAATTTCGTTTTTTGATATAAAGATTACAATAAATTAATGAATAAACATGGAAGTAATAGATGAGGTTGTTGATAAAACAACAGTAAAAAAAAAGAAAGTAATAATAGGATTACCAGGAAATAAATTTAGTTCAAGATTTCTAGTTTCATGGACAAGTGCTTTAAATACATTATGGGAAAATGGTAAATATGATATAGTAATTTCTCCAGGTGTATCAAGTTTTGTATCATTTGCAAGAATGCAAACATTAGGATTAAATAATTTACGTGGAATAGATCAAAAACCATTTGATGGTATGGATTTTGATATATTTATAACAATAGATTCAGATATAATTTTTTTACCTCAAAATTTATTAGAATTGATAGAAGCTACAGAACAACATAGTGTTGTTTCTGGTGTATATAGAATGACTGATTTAAAAAATATGGCTGTAGTATCTGAATGGGATATAAATTACTTTAAAAAAGAAGGTCACTTTAAATATTTAACACATGAAGATTTAGATAACTGGAAAAAAAATAATGAAAATGAAAAGTTTATGAAAGTAGTTTATTGTGGAATGGGATTCATGGCAATAACAAAAGAAGCATTATATAGTTTAAATTATCCATATTTTCAATGTGAATTACAAGAATTTCGTGGAATAGATGGAAAATTAATTCGTGAAATTTGTTCAGAAGATGTAGCATTTTGTAAAAATTTAGAAAAATGTGGTCATAATATATATATAATTCCAGATTTAAGAGTAGGACATGAAAAAGAATTAGTAATTTAAAAAAATATGTTATTTATATAAAATAATGTCATTTAATCGTTCAAAATATGATAATTGTTCTTATAAAAATGAATTAAATAGAAATGTTGGTATATTAGGATATATATTAGATATAAATAATTATGAACATTCAAAACCTTGTAGGCATGAATTAGGTTGGATATCTGGAAATAATGTAAGTCATGTAAAGGGAAATGTAGTAGATCTAGAATCAGATTTAAGAAATCAAACACGGTATATATCAAAATGTGCAAATTCAGTATTTGTTCCGTCAAATGATGGTTTTATATATAATGATAAAACTAATCCAATTAATACAAAACCATTACATTTAAATGCATGTCAGTCAATATCATATCGTTCAGTTCCAATGCCTTATCAAAATTATATTAATAACAAAAGATGCAATCATTAAATATTTTTGTTCTTTAAATATAAAGAATGCAAACAAATATTAAACAAGATTATTGTAGTTATGATAATCAATTAATGTATTCAATGGGACCGGGATTATATAAAATAAATACACCAGGAAATGATCAAAATGTATGTTCTCAAGATATAACTCCCGACCCATATTTTAGATATCAAAAATATGGATATGCAACTTGTCCTATGGGTACTAATGTAATGGATGAAAGTGAATTAAAAGGTTTAAATTACAAAAATACACATTGCTCAACTAAAAAATATATACCAGGAAATTACCAAAAAACAGGTTGTGTAATAAATGGTATTTCAAAAAATTGTGGTTCATTTACAGAAGATACTAGATTATCAAATAATGCATGTAATTTACGTGGAACCGGTATAAATCGTTATATACCATGGTTTGCAGGTTGTAATGTAAATCCACAAGATTACAAAAGTATTCAACCATTTAATAATGTACCAACTAATACTAAAGAATTATTTAAACAAAATCATACACCTTGCTTAGAAAAATTAGATGATCAAGAAAAATTATTACCACCAGCAGAAAATGCTAAATTTAAACCTATGTTTAAAGTTAGTGATATTGAACCAACATTATCTGATTATTATCATCATGGTACTGCACCTAAATCATGTTAAACAATATTAATTTTTTGATTTTCTAATAAAATAAATGCAAATAAACCTAAAATAAGGTATAATAAAATTCTTATATATGTATTATTAAATTGATGAATTAGTGTATCAAAAATACCAAAAAGTGATATCCATAATAATATAACAATAATACTAATATATTTAATATTATTTTCCATTTATTTTAAAATTAATATTTTTTTTACATAAAGATTAACTAGTACTTATTTTTATAGATGTATTAATGTCATTAGAAAATGCGTTAATAAATGAACCAAATATTACTGTAGGAACACAAGATAATTCATTAACTAACGTATTCACAGATGTAATAAATATTGATGGATTTACTATTTTTCGTCAAAGAAATAGTTTTTTTAAAAGAGATGAAAGAACCCAACAAGTAAGTAAATTAGCAAAAGGTAGTTCTCAAATCCATAGATGGTATAAAATTAAAGATAGAGAAGATTTTGTATATTTAAATGGTGATTTAATTCTAGATAATTTAGTATTTACAAATGGTAACGTATATTGTAATATAGATACTTCCCGATATGATTCAAATTTAGATAATTCAGCAATAAATTTTTTAGGATTAGGTTATGGAAGTATTTCAGATGAATTAAGTGATCGTGATACAGAATCGCAAAAAATTATTGTTAATGATGCATGGAAAGATATAGAAAATTCAAGTTTCTTTTGTTCAAAAAATTTAGTTATTAATGGAAGTTTATATGTAAAAAATGGAATACATAATAATAAAGAATCAAATATATTTATTACAGAATTAACACAAAGAAGTTATAGTTCAGAAAATATAGTTAATGGAACAACACAATGGTCAAATGTTGATATAACAACATATACAGATCGAACAATTTATATTGATGGTGATATTATTGTATCATCTAATATTATAACAGATAGTTCAAATTATAATGATTTAAGTCAATATGATGTTTTAGAACCATATAAATCGATCGAAATAGATAATATTACATTAAAAGATAATATTAAAATATCAAATTCGGATATAATCTTAAAAAATGAAAATGTAGAAATAAATGCGAAAGAGGATATCACTTTATTAGGAAATAAAATATATATTGATGGAGATATTAATTTTCAATATAGATATGCAAATGTTTTAAAAGAAATATATGAACATTCAGTAATTTATAATTCAATAGGTTCTATGCAAAAAAGAACAGCATTTACAGGTCAAATACCAATAAGATACGGTTCAAAACATGAATTAGGATATGATTTAAAATGGTCTGGAACAGCTACAAATTTTGATATTTTTAAATTAGAAGGTGAAATATTTTTAACAGATACAATAACTAAAAATGGTTTTCGTATATTAAGTGATTTTGTTTTAACAATAAATCCATTTAATAATAGTCAAGAATATCCAGGATTAGATAAATTGCACAATGTTAATCATAATTATTCAAAAGATATTTTAAAAAACTTATTAGATGTTAATGTTATTAGAGTATCTTCAAAACATGTAAAATTAAGAGTAATTTGGGAAACAATCGATAGTTATAAAGAATTATATTATGCAAATATAGATTTAAATGCAATAATACCATCTCATTTAGCTAAAAGATTAATGATAACCCCATATTACAATGTTCATAGAGATAATGAAATAGATGAAATAAATATGGGTAGTATTAAACCATTTTTAAAATATGAAGATGAAAGACATTTACCAAATTCAAATATTTATTATTATCAAAATGTTGATATTGCTAATTTAAAAATTATTGGTGAAGGTATCCCAAATGAAAGAACATCTCTTACAGTCTATAAAACTAATCTTAATGAAAATATTAATGTTGCCGAATTTTGGGATAAATATGATTATTCTTCATTAAATTTACAATCATTAAATTGTTTTAATTGTCAAGATGATCACTTTATTAAAGGAAACTCACAAGGTGTTGTTATTGGTAAATCTGGTATAACTGCAATTGGTATTAATCAAAATAATGAAATATTAAATGATGTTCATACAAATAATGAAATTGCACAATTAAATATTATGACAGATAATACATCTATTAATAGAATCAAAGTAGATGGTAATTATAATAGAAAAACAATTATAGATAAAAATGCAAATTTAATAATTGGAAATGAAAAAAATTTTAAAGATAGAACAGATATAAATAATCCATTAATTAACGAATATGGATTAGATGTTAATGGACATGCATTTATTAATGGTTCTTTTATGATGAAAAGTAACGACATTATTAAAACTTTCTTTAGTGTTAATAATTATGTAAATTTAGATACTACTGAAAATCAAATAGATTGTTATGTTTCTTGGGGAATTAATGAAGAAAACAGTTTTAATATTTTTCAACCAATAAATTTAGATGTTGATTACTATATAACATCAACCAATAAATATCCAATACAATGCAAACAACAAAAATATAGTATCTTAATAAATCCTAGAAATAATATAGATCTAAATATGCCAAACCTTATTTCTGTTTTTCCACGAGAAGGACAAAGTATGCCAGTATTTAGAAATGTTGAAGTTTATAGTACTAGACTTGAATATAATAGTATTAAATTAACATTTAAAGCACATTTTGCTACCTTTGAACATGAAACTGCATTTAGTTCAATAGCATATGCAAATATTACAATAATTGGAGAAAGTAGTTTAAATCAATTTTTTATTTCAAATGAATTAGATTATTATGGAATATTAGATTTACCACCGGTTGATGATTTATATTTAAATTTACGTATTGGAATTTATAAATTGGACATTTATAATTATTTTAAAATTACAGATTATAGTAGAGTATCTTTTAATATTATTGATTTAACTAATAATAATTTAAATGTTTATATACAAGATATGTTTTTATATATTATTTCTGATAAATTAGGTAGAAGCTTTGATTTTAAAATTCAAGCTATTAACAGAAAAAATGAAATAGTTAGTATTCCTTTACATGTTTATTGTTTTGAATTTGTTAATATCTATCCAACTAATAATATTTATTATTTAAATGAATTATTAATAGATTTAATCGAAATAAATTTATATGATTTTTATAACTTATCAAATTTACTAGATACAAATGGAAATCAACTATATCCATGGGAAAATGTTAAAGATTTAATTCGTTTTAAATCAGAACATGATATTAATAGAGAAACAGGAACACTAAATTTACGTGGTTACCAAAAAGGAGAAAGTTATATTTTAGATATACAAGTTTATTTATTAAACAACGAAGAAACTGATTATCTTTTAGTTAATGATGAATTTAAAATATATTACAATGAAATCATTCAAATTGAAACATTGTATAATTCAAATATTATTGTTAATTTCAATTTAACTAATTATCAAAATATATCGAATCTAAAATTTAATTCAGAATACCTATATCAACATTCCACTACACAATTAAGTAATATTCTTTATAATTATGATTTTGAAATATTTACTTCTAATTTAGAAAATCAATATTCTAATATTAATATTGAAAATTTATTTAATAATATAGATATAGATTTAACACTTAATAAATTTTCTAATTTTATAATTGATTATAATAATGAATATGTTTCAAATAATATAAGTAATATAGATATTGAATTAACTTCAAATTTAATAATTGAACGTGAAAATTATTATATTGATTTAGAATATAATTTAAATGAATATTCGAATTTAAAAATAAATAATATAAAATCATTATATTTACTAGATTATTATTCAAATGTTAATTTAGATTTTATTAGATTTAATAGCGAAAATAATTTAGTTAATGAAAATTTTATAAACTTAACTATTGATGAAATAAATAAAACAGTAATAGTTAATGCATATTATTTAGATAATTATTATTCAACAGTAAATTCAAATTTAACTTTAGAAGTTGTGAATTTTTAAATTACTTTTTTTTTGTTAATTATATGTAAATGAATAATTTACAGCAATATAATAAAGAATTACAAGAAAAATTTTTAAGAACATTAAATAATAGAGAAAAAAATAATGAATATACAACCACACAAAATAACATTATAAAAAAGACTAAAAAATATAAATTGGAAAAAGATATAATAGTTTTAGATAGTGAAGATAGAGACAAAGATATTTATCCAAAACCAAATAATTATATATTAAATTTATTAGAAGACTTAAAAAATGTTGTAGCAATTAGATTATTAAAAAGTGAATATTTATTAAAGGATAGTTCATTTAATATATTAACTATAAATGATCAAGTAGTACCATTACAAGTTTATAAAAATATTCATGCTTATATATATCTAAATGGATATAATAAAATAAAAATGGCAAATCGTATTACAACACCTATATTTAGTAGTTTATCAACAGGTATTCATAATTATCCAGTTCAAAATAGTGATTTTCGTATTGATCCATATGTTCATCGTTTAAATCCTATAGAAAAAAGATTAAATAAATTTGATATTAAATTATTAGATAATAAAGGTGAATTAGTAGAAATTATAGATCCGGATAAAATACAAATTATATTAACTTTGATAGTTTATAAATTAGTGTAAATATTTTCTTTATTTTAATAAAATGACAGAAAAATATTTAAATTCTATTAATAAATTGATACATGTTGGAAGTCACAATAATAAAAATAATATAATTATTACAGATGATAATGAAAAAGCAATTTTAAATAATAAAAATGATAATTTAGATAGTCAATTAAGAGTATTAAATAATATTTGGACACCTAAATTAAATGTATCAGAAATTCAAACAACTTATGATTGTAATATATTAAAAATTGGTAATGATAATAAAACTATACATTTAATTAACAATGTAGGAATTAATAAGGAAGAACCTATTGTAACATTAGATATTAATGGTTTAGATGGATTAAAAATACCTGCAGGAACTGTTAATGAACGTCCAACTACTTTAGAAAAAGGAATTATACGATTTAATTTAGAATTAGATCAATTTGAAGGATATGGTGCGGGTGATGCATGGGGTAGTTTAGGAGGTGTTAAAGATGTAAATCAAGATACATTTATCAGAGCTGAAAAATCAGCAGGAATTGATAATAATGAACTTGAATTTTATACTTCTAATATTGAACGTATGATTATTAAAAATGACGGTAAAATTGGTATTGGAACAAATACACCAAATGGTATTTTTGAAATAAATAATAAATTATTAGTTGATGATGAAAAAATCGAATTTAAAAAAGATTTAATTCCAAATGAAAATAATAGTTTGAATATTGGAAGTTCCAGATATAAAATATCAGAACTTTTTTTAGATAAAGATAGTTTATGGATTGATGATTTAGATCATTTAATAATTGAAAATTCAAATTTAAAATTTGCAAAACGAAAAACAAATAAAGTACCAGATGTAATATTAAATTTAAATGGAACAAGTGAAGGAATATTAACATTTACTGGTAAAACATTATTAAGTGAAATAAATTCAACAGAATGGTTAGATTACGGTAAAACATTAAATAGTAATTTAACATTAAAAGAAATATTTAAAAATGAAATAGATATAAGTTCATCAGTTTATACATGGATTGAAGATAATCAGAATGTATATTTAAATTCAGAATATAATAATATAGGAATTGGAATTGAATCTCCAGAAGTTTCTTTAGATATTAATAGAACAGATGCAATTAAAATACCAAAAGGTACTACAGCAGAAAGACCAACAAGTTTAAAACAAGGTTATATTCGTTATAATTCAGAATTAGAACAATTTGAAGGATATGGTGCAGGAAATGCATGGGGTAGTTTAGGTGGAACAATAGATATAGATAAAGATACATTTGTAAGAGCAGAAAAAACAGCAGGAATTGATAATAATGAACTTGAATTTTATACTTGTAATATTGAACGTATGATTATTAAAGATACAGGAAATATTGGTATTAATGTATCAAATCCTACACATAAATTACATGTTAAAGGAACAACTAGAATTGAAGGTGATTTAATAGTAAATGGTACTCAACGTATAATTGATACAGATACAACAACTACAGAACAACTAAATATAACTAATGATGGAACTGGACCAGCATTAAATCTAAATCAATTAGGAAATGAACCAGTAGTAAATTTTCAAAGTAGCAGTAATTCAGTTTTTTTTATTAAAGATTCAGGAAATATAGGTTTAAAAACAACAAATCCAAATGTATCATTACATATAAATACTACTGATGGTATTATTATACCAAAAGGAACAAATTTAGAAAGACCAAATAATTTAGAAAAAGGTATAATACGTTATAATTTAGAATTAGAACAATTTGAAGGATATGGTGCAGGAAATGCATGGGGTAGTTTAGGTGGAGTAAAAGATGTAAATGGTGATACATTTGTAAGAGCAGAAAAAATTGCAGGTTCAAATAATGATGAATTAGAATTTTATACTCAAAATATTGAACGTATGATTATTAAAAGTGATGGTAAAGTAGGTATTGGAACTAGCGAACCAACTGAATCATTAGAAGTAAATGGAAATTTAAAAGTATCTGGTATTATTAAAAATGATTTTTTTGATACAAAATATTATACTCAAGATCATATAAATATTAATTTCTTGAATTTAAATTATAACTTAAATCGTGAAAATTATAATAGTGATAAAGATAGTAATATTATTGCATTTTATAAATTTGATAATAAATATTTTATCGGAGAAGACAGTTCCACAGAAAAAAACAATTTAATTAATATTGGTTCCAATATAATTACAAATGATAATATTAAAATATCTGGTAAAAATTCAATATTTTTTGAATATGATAATCAATATTTAGAAACAATAAAAAATATAAATTTATATGATTATTGGAATGAAAATAATGGATTTTCAATTTCATTTTGGACAAATATTACAGATATTAAAGAAAATTTAATATTTTTAGGTTCAGAATACACAAAATTTGTAATTTATTATAATAATAAACTGGAAATTAGAGTAAATGGAAATTTATTAACACAAAATTTAGATATAACATTTAACCTAAATGAATGGATACATCATTTATTTGTATTTACTAAAAA